GGAGTAGTTCTTTGCTGATTAGGCTCATGCGGTCGGAGCCTTTGGAATAATGCTATTCAACATCCCATCGACTAGCACCGCGTCAACACCAGGGAAGGCAAACTGAATCGTAGCTTTTGCGCTCTCCTTTGGAATGACAGAGCTAGATACTTGCGCTAGGATGTCCAAAAGACTTGTGACCTGTGCGCCATTCAGTGCGGTATTTGAGATTGGGGTTACTGGAGCCAATGGGATAACCTCTGTGCTAGTTTGTGGAGCAGTTGTATCTTCTGTTTCATCTTCGACTTCGGTTACGGTATCAAGCCCTTCAATGCCCATAGGCTCCTTATTCTTTCCCTCAACCTCCATCAAAGACTCGATCTTTTCCTTGTCCTCTCCACTCATAAACTTCTTGAGTACGGATTTCTTGATCTCCATCTTTGCGTCTTCGGAAATATTCATGCCGATAACCTCTGAAGCTTGGGCGATATAGCCTGCAAGGTCGGTCAGGTCGAAGTCCTTGTAATACTCTACAGTGTATTCGTAGCCCGTAGTGGTCACATCCTGGCCCATGAAGCCTTGGAACACCTCATATATCTTATATTCCACCTGCTCCAAATAGTTCGCTACATTCTTTAATTGCAGTGCTCCTACTTGACGGTCAATGACTTTCGCCTCCCCGCTTTGGGTTGTTCCATTGGTCAGCATATTGGCAAAGGTGCGGATCATCATGGATACGGAAAGGTCAACCCGCTTTAGCATCATTTCGATAGGCGTACCAGCAGGGGAAATAAAACTTGCGCTATCACCTGGGGCAAGGATCAAGGCATTGCCCGCACCCATGTTTAGCTTGGTTGCGTCCTTGTTCGTGGTTACGGTCAATACAGAAAACTGTTGAGCATAAAGGGACTCGTCAATTAGCGAATTCGTAACTGCTACATTCAGCTGTTGATGATATAGCCCTAGGGTGGGTGAGCTAGGGAGCTTCGCGGTCACCAATGGCTCTTGGCTAGGCACAACAAAGATCACAGGGATTCGCCCGAATGGAAGCTCCGTAACCTCATCCTGAACCGTTGTGCTATTGCCCTTTGCGTCTTTTTCAGTATGGGTCTTATACTTCATGCCGTTTTTGAAAATGCACTCATATAAAACTGTTTGCGTTTCATCAGTCGCCTCATGATAATAGTATCCAAACTGGACAATGCGGCCGACTTTATCCACGACCAATGTTGTGATGTTCTGAGGTAGGATCATTTCCATGTAAGGCCATGTGCGCTTAATCCCCATTTCTTCGATGCTATCAGGCTGGTCACGGTCGGCATCCATCACAATGGCAACGGAACCAAGTACCGCGCCCAACTCTAGGGCTGACTGCACAAAGTTATTCAGGTTCATTCCATATCCGCAATCGTCGATGAACAGGCCGAAGACATCATCGTACTCTTCACGGCACGGAGGCTTTGCGAATAGGACTCCGTAGGTCTTAATCAAGTAGCTATACAGGTCAGGTGAGCAAAAGCCCTGCTTGCGCCTTGTGTAGCCCACCTCGCTCTCGCGCTCATGCTTGGGAAGGATCGAACCATCTTCCCACTTTCCAGAGTGCATGAAACACTCGTATTGATTCGTCATGCGCGTGGTGTTCTTGATAACATTCATTGTGTACCTCAAATATTGATTGTAAAAGTCTTCATCTCGCCATTTTGGGCGAGGCAATTATAGGCATGGGCAAGAGCGTCCACTTGGTCATCATGCTCAGTCTTGCCACCGAATGCGTTAAGCTCGTCTATAAACGATCTATTCCAATGCTGTTGGCAGATTGACATCATGCCTTGTGCAATGCGGGAAGCAACAGGCAATACGCGGGAAACCTTGTCGCCCACGGCATTTACAGGAGATATGGACACGCTATGCAACCTTGCATCGGTCATTAGCTCAGAGCGCACAACCATGCCCCCCATGGTGTTTTCGATCCATTGTGTACAATTATAGGGGTCAGTTAGCATAGTCTGGATAATGCGATCCCGCACCGCAGAGTATTGTCCCTTGAAGTGGGTCACATCATGGATGATATACCTTTTTCCATCGGTGGACATAAGGACAGACGCGGTAAAGTCGCTAGATTTCTTGTCAGCATGGGCAAAGTCCCAAGCTCTTACAACCCTAGGTAGGAATGGGTGAACCGTTCCAATGACCACCATCTTGGAAGCCTCGATAAGGCCCGTAGAGAAGTCCACAAGCTCGCCTAGGATCTCTTGACGATACCAAGGCGTGCCCTCTCCGTATCTATCCTTGAGCGAGTCAATGTAGGCCTTTGGCAAATGCCAGTTCTCGGTTGTCGCTTGACGAATGAGCTTTACTCCAGATGTCGCTAAATCCCGAACCCACTTAATCGGGGTAGGAGTTCCGGTTAACTTAAGCTGCGCTTTCTCATCAAGTCGCAAGCGTCCTAGCACCACCTTATAGGCTTCATCGTCCGATAATTGCCCGAACTCATCTATATGCCCATCGTGCAGATTCGGCCCTCTCATGCGGTCTGGGCGGTCAGCAGAACGTAATCGGATAGAGCCACCGTTGCAAAGGTCGATATTCAGCTTTGATTTATTTATGGTGTAGTGGGTCTTCTCTTTCATACCCATGATCGTGAAGACATCCCGAAAGGTCGGGAGCAGGACATCCTCGCACATCGAGAAGGTTGGCTCCACTACCAAGACATGACGCTTTTGCAAGGCCCGTGAAGCATCCCATACAACCCCGCAAAAGGTCTTGCCTGATCCGATGCCACCCATGAAGATTGCTTCCCTATCCTGGCAGGAAAGGAACTCAAACTGCTTTGGGAGTAGTCGGATATCCACAGCCATTAGGTAGGCCTTGTATCGTGGATAAGGTTAACGGTGATTGC